CGTCAAGCAGTAGTATATTGCCTGTAAACGAGCGTCCTGCAGACGGCGACGCGGGAAACGCCTTGAATGTGCTTACCAATTTGCCGCGTCCGTCCGTTATGGTAATTGACGTTGCCGTTGCTTTCCACGTTAAGCCGCCGCCTCTGAGTATTTCGGGTTGATTATCAAGCACAACGCTCATACGCCTTACAAGTTCTTTTGCGTCGTCCTCTGTCTTAGAGAGCGCGACAACGGTATGACCGAGGTTGAATATCAGGTCGTGCGTGCAGTAGTACAATGCTATCCACGTAATACCCATTTGCCGTGCTTTCAGAATGAGGTTCAGCCTGAACTCGTCAAAATCGCGTAATACCTGCGCTTGCGCCTCCCACGCCTTGAACGGCACCACGATTTCGGCAGAATCTTTGTCCTCAATGACGCAGTAGTTATTCGCCCAATAAACTATATCGTTGCGGCAATACTCAAACTCTGCCTCGCGTATTTTCTGAATGTACGCCGTATAATTGATGACCTCACTTTTTCTTTTTGCCATTCAGCCGCTCCTCCACGCGCCTGATGAGCGCAAGGTCTTTGTCGTCATACACGGCGTTTACGCTCCCTGATACGTTCGTATCAACCTCTGTCTTGTCTTTCTGCCCGTGATTATTCACAGCCTCGAATTTCGCGTACAGCGGGTTATATAAGCCCATAACAGCGCAGGACGTGAGCGTTCCGAGTTGTATTTCCTTTGCGCGTGCGTAATAGTACGAAAAACGGGGGTGCTTTTCGCACCAATTCTGCAAGGTTTTCGTCGTTACGCCGATACTCGCGGCAAACAATTCAAACGTCGGATATTCCGCAGGCAGCACGATAGGCGTTTCCGATGACAGTTCTCCTTTCACATAGTTTTTCTTGTATTCTATCCTTGTCGCAGGCTTATTGAAAAACTCGATGAGCATATCGCAATATTCGTCTTTGTACTTGTTCGCGGCGGCGTTCTCTTTTTCAAAACGCGTTTGCTCTCCGACCGTATTGCCTTTTGCAAACTGTCCTTTATTGCTTTTCTTTGGCATCGTGCTTTTGGGTGTTGTGGTCTTAGTGGTCTTTTGACTCATTCTGTTTCCTCCTCTTGAAAACAAAATAAGCCCTCTCATTCCGCTCCTCGTCGGAATAAAAAGGCTCTAACCTCAATGGGTATATGGCACATTATCTGATTTCTATAATATCACAGAACTTAGTGCGTTTAGTCGCAATTTATGATGA